TGTTGTTGTGCTATGTCTTGTCGTCTTTGAATATCTGCTAATGCAGGTTCTAAGACTTGTTCTGTGTAAGGATCTTGATAACGAGCTATATCGGTATCTAATAAAGATGCAGCTTGCACAGTAGGCGTACCCATAGTTGCTAATTGTGCCAAATTAGCTCTTGGATCAAGAGCCATAGTTTCAGCAAATAAACCTCTAGTTGCTTGTACAGCTTGCTGTTGATCTGGTGTTAAGTCAGCAACCATTTCGCCTGTGTATGGCTGAAAGGGTAAATCAGCAGCAGCTAAACCTTTGCTGGAAGCATCTTGATAAAGATCAAGTAAATATTGAGGTACTATTGCTTCTTGTGTTGTTGCGCCTTTACTCATAATTCTTTTCTAATCATATATTCTTGTTCAAAACCAAGTCTTTTAAGTTTTCGAAGCCAACCTTTACGACCACCACCATATAATCTTTTTATACCGATGGCTTTAGCAAAAGTTTCGATAGAAGTTAATATTTCTTCTAACTCTTCGTATTTACCACCACAAAATAATAAATTCATTACTTTATGCTGTGGAAACGTAACAATTTCAGTTATAAAAGCTGATTCTTTGCCTGGCCACAGATGGAAAAATCCATGTCTTATTTTATCTTCTATATCGTCTATTGTATAGGAATCTTGATGTTTTAAAGCAGGTTCAATAAATTGCTTACAATATTCCCAATGAATTTCCCAATCTTCTTTTTTAATCACCCTTTGCATATTCAACTAAACTAACAAAAACATTTATATTAGCGTGACTGACTTGTATTTTAAGTATCTGTCCAGATGTTAAAACTAAATCTCTGCTTAATAATTCTTCTGTTGAATGAGCAGTTATATTTTTTTGTTTAAAAATATAAAGATTGTTAGCTCCAGTAGTAACTGTTAAATCTATGTTAGTTTGTTGGTTACCATCATCAGCTACCAAAATAGACTCAATAATTGCAAAATCAAAGTCTGTACCGCTTGGTGCGGTGTAAATTGTTTCCAAAGAAGAAGTACCAGTTACGTCAAGTTGAGCATTGGTTACTCGTTGAATATATTGATTTTTACTAGCAGGATCTATCATCTGCGACCTCTGGATTGTACATCCAATCTAATTTTACCAACTTGAAAGTCTTGGGTGACATCGCCTTCTACTTTCATTTGTATTTGTCTAGCAGAAAATCTAGCATCGGTATAACCATCAGCATTGAAAGAAAAACTACCAAAGTCTGTTTCTGCACCTAATGGTGTAAAACGACCAGTAAAACTTAAAGTTATTGCTGGTAAAGTTGTAGTTTCTTCATCAGGTAAGATTTGATTTACTTGTGCTACTTTGTCGCCATTACCTATTTCCAATGGGCCAGTACGACAAAAAGGTTTCCTTGTGCCTAATCCTGGTGAATTAAACAAAGCTCTTTTGTCGTGTTCATAAACAAAACCACTAGAATCACAAGCGATTGGATTATTAAAAACACCCTGATCTATCCAAGCACCTCTATCAAGTTCGCCAATCGCCCAAACATTATCCAAATAGTTCCAAATGATATATTTATTTGGGGTTAATTGATCTACATCGCCTACTGGAAAAAACCACCAGATTTCGTTGTAATCAATGTTATGTGCGCCAAACGTAGCTTGTTGCGTTCTTTGTTGAATATTGTCAAAAATAAAATCATGTACTTCTGATTTAAGCTCTCTAACTCTACCATCGTAGGTAAAGAAAGAGTTTTCACTTATCCATGATAAGAAACCACCAGAAGATACGATTGATCTTGCACTAATTGCTTTACAATTTACCCCAGCATCTTGTATACCATAAACAAATGGACTACCTGTGTAGTACAACTTGTTTATACCAACATCAGTAAAAATAATAATATCGTTGTTAAATTTCACACCATAAACAGCTTTACCACCAGTAGCTATTTGCAAATCGCCAGCAGTATTTCTAGCTGTTGATGTCCAAGTAGTATTATCTTCTCTATCAGACCAAGCTATCTTACGAGGATCACCACCAGAACCTATTGCAACTAAATGTCTTTCATTGCTAACAATAACTGCTTGACAGCCAGTTGGTGCATTAGTTACTGCCGTAGCTATAGTATCTGGACTACCACTACCAGCATCAGGTCGCCATTGATAAATTTTACCATCACCTGCAAAACAAAAAATTAAATGTTCTCCCCAGTTAGCAAAAGAAAAACTTTTTGTATCAAAGTTTATTCCAGAGGTGCTTCGTTCATCTCCCCAATCCTCTACGCCATAATGATATGCACCATAACCAGTTGAAGTAATAACATCATCACCAACAAAACCAGAAGGTGTAATGTCGTACCAAACATCGTTGTATAAAACATTTACTCCAGATCTAGTGCCAATAGCTAAAACTTCTTCGCCATTATTTGCTTTGTAAGAATACATACCTATTGGAACTGCTGGCTTAATAACTCTTGCAGAAGCAGAAGTTGCAGCAGATGTACCAGTACCAGTTGTGGCGACAGTAAATGTCGTAGTAGAAGGCACAGTTGCTACTGTAAAAGTTGTATTAATTTGATTAGCAGTAATACCGCCTGTAGCTACAAAATCTTCAAGAACTACTGTATCACCAACAACAAGACTATGAGTGACTGAAGTAGTTACAGTAATGTTTGCGCTTGATGAAGCAGTTGTAACTGTAGCGGTTAAAAAAGTACCAACTGGATTTTGTCTAAAAGTTGTCCAACCACCCAAAGGTTTCAAATAACCATTTTCAAAACGTACTAAATCACCATCTACCCAACGACTTTTGTTGGCATAGTCAGTACCATTTTTGATTATTCCTGCTGGTGGTGTAATTGGAACTAGAGCCATGTTAAGCTCCTATACTGTGCGTTTCCACATATATACAACAATGTATGGTTGTAAGTTGTTGTGAGCAGCACCGCCACCTGTACTAGACGTTGTTTCTGCGGCCGAAGTTACCGTTATGTTATTACTTCCTTGAACGACAGGTGCAGATCCTTGTGAAGAACTAAAGCTACGACCTACTTTAACTGTATGAGTGTGAGTGTGTGAAGGTAATTCATTTGTTGTTAGCGTATGTGTTTTTGCACCGCCTGTTTCTTCAGCAACATCAAAATCTGTATCAGATGAATCTATACCTACAGGAACTTTACCAGCACCAAAAGCTATCCATGTACCAAAACCTAATAAAGTTCCAGGGTTGGTACTGTTTGTTGCATTTATGTAAATTGAACCTACTGGATATATTTTTTCAAAAATATTCGTGCCGTTTATTTGGACTTCTCCGCCTGTAGTATTAATGTGTGATGAAGCGGTTACAGTTGTTGCTGCAATTGTACTAGCAGAATTAGCACCAATAGCTGTGCCATCTATAGCACCGCCATTAATATCTACTGTTGTTAAAGTAGAAGTTCCAACGCAAGTAATGCTGTTTAGTGTTGCTAAACTAGAACTGTTAAGGGTAGTAAAACTTCCTGGTGCAGCGGTGCTTCCACCAATTGTGGTATTGTCAATAGCTCCGCCCTCACAATCAATCGTGCCATTTATATCTAATGTGCCACCAATTGTAAGAGTTTTTCCAGAACCTACGTTAAGACCTACTGAAGTACCATCTCCAGCAGAGTTAAAAATACCATCAACAGAATCAAGATCATTGTTAATCTTGCCCCCCCAAGTATTTGTACTAGCTCCAACTTCAGGCTTAGTTAAGTTTAAATTTGTGGTAAAGGTGTCTGCCATAGCTATAAATTATAACTTAGTTATGAAATTTTTTTATAAATTCTTTCCGTAATTTTTTTTCTTTTTCTAATTTTTTATAAAATTTTTTGTTAGCTTTTTTTATTTCTAACTCTACCATAACCAATCATCTATGTTTTGTGGCACTTTAATATAGCCTTTTACTTGTTTTATTTTAAGAGTGTTTTTGTCATAAACTAATCCATAAGTCCAAATGTAATCATCTTCTCTGCTTTCTGGAATAGGAAAATCTAATTTATTTTTTGCACAGTATGCTTTCATTATTTCTGGCGTAGTTGAAAAAAAGACATCATATTCATCTGCTTCTGTACCGTCTTCTGAATATATTTTTGCAAAGTAAGGTTCATTGCAAACTGGTAATTGTGGTCTTGGAATAAAGGAATCTGGGTGTTCTTGATAATTGCTTGTCTTATCGTTATCTCTAATTACTAATTTTAAATATCTTTTGCCTAAATCTAAATCGTATTTAAAACCAAACCAAAAACAATATTTATAATCAAAATCTGGACATTGATAATCTTTTAAAAGTTTTTGCAACCAAGCTTTTGGATAATACACATGATAAAAAGTAATCGTGTTTTGTGATTTATATGGCGGTCTTATAGTGTGGTTATCATGGTACTTGCCAATAACATTGTTTTTATTGCTATAAAAATCATATTCATTTGGAAACTTCTCTTTGATTTTTGTTATCAATTCATCATATTCTGTTTTTAATTTTCCAGTACAACCAACTGCATAGTCTTTTTTTACAATTTCTTGATTGACAAAAACATCATCGTACATAGCAGTTTCACGAGGAGCTATGTCTACTTCTTCCCACCATTCCTCTGGAATATCAACTTCTTTTTCTGCAATTCTCCATACTTTGCTCAAACCATCCATGTATTCTTCAACTGCCCACTTGTCTCTTAAATAATCTATATCCTCTTCTTTTGCATATACTCCGTCTTCCTTTTTTGTAAGAAGACTATCGCTGTCACTTTTGTTAAGCTCCCAATAAGTCATATACGCTTCTGTTGGGTGTTTGACAGTAAAAGATAGTCTGTTGAAGTCATCTCCGTTTTCATCTACATCTGGAGCTATGCCATAGTCTGTTTCTGTCTTAGAAGCCATTTCATTTGCAATTTTTACTTCTAGCTTAACTTCACTCATGCTTAAAAAATTCTAACACCTGTTTCAGTTAGTGGGTTAGTATCCGCAGGAAATGGCATTGATGCTTGACTTGAAATAGGATTTCCTACTGTCGTTCCAGCGTCATCTGTAGTCCATACCCAGACAGATACAAGAGTTGCGCCATTTATTGCTACACCCACATAAGTTGCAGCTGACCTTTGGAAGTCATTCACGCCTATCCTTAGTGTTGTGAAAGAAGCATTTGTGTTTGCTATGTTCGCTGTTTCAGCATGTAATTGAAGGTTTGGGCCACCTTGAGTAGAAGTTCCAGGAGAGGTACTGTTACTTTGAAATCCTCGCAATCTATCTATTGCATTGCCACCCAAGAAACTAGAGTTTGATGTGGGCGACAAAGTGCCGTAAGAACCTTGTCCTCCGCCCTCTGCACTTGCTGTGAACCCTCTAAATCTTCTAGTTGTGGTAGTAGTAACGTAGTTAGTAGTAGATGAAGTCGTTATATTAGCTCCACCTACTCCCATAACTGATACAAAACCTCCTGATATACCATAAAAACTATTGAAATCTGACTGTGCATTAGATGCTTTTGCAGTAAGCACTCTTATGTCTGGATCATTCATGGATACAGTTGTTCCAGAAGTTCCACCAACCTCAGTATGCATTTGATCCAAAGATATTGTATTGCCAGATGAAGGTAAGGTCATTTTTTATTTATCTAAGGTTTTAGTTTGAAAAGGTGGATTTATTATATTTTCTATAGCCAAAGCAATAGAATCTTTTTGAGTTTGAATCTCATTTTTATTTATTTTATTTAAGGCAGTTTCAACCCAACCTTGTACTTTGCTTGCTGTTAAATCTGAAAAAGGAATAAAGTTTGATAAATCAGAAGTGTCTAAAGCTATTGTGCCAGAAGATCTTTCAACAACTGCTTTGTCATTTCCTAGTTCATCTTTAATTAAACGATCATTGTCAGTTCCAATAAGCACCCAATGAACATTAAAAACAGTATCGGCTTTACCATCTATCTCTTTAACATCTACAGTTTTTACATCCCAAGTATAATTTATTGCCATTATTTACCCTCTAATTTTTTTACTTTAGTTGATAAATCTTTAACTGCTTCAATCAATACCGCAGTTAGTCTGCTGTAATCAACAGACTTAGTACCCATTTCATCAGCAGCAGTTAATACAATTTCTGGCAAAATCTTTTCTACTTCTTGAGCTATAACACCAATACTTTCTTTTTCATCTCTGGTGTAAGTGACACCTCTAAGTTGCTCTACTTTATCCAAACCATTTTCTATAGTTTCAATATTATCTTTAAGTCTTTCGTCTGAATAAGCTGTGACATTATCATTAAAAGTTGCAGCACCTGCTTCTGACATGTCAAGAGTAAGGGCAGTTATTGTGCTACCACCGTCATTGCCAACGAAAGTTATATCTCCGTCTGATATAGGGTTTTGTATATCAAGATCGTTTGTGCCTGTAGGTCTTTCAAGTAAGGCATAAGCAGTTCCTTGGTCTTTAAATATAACAGTTCCCTTATTAGCCGATATAAACTCTATTCTGTGGTCTGATTGAATTGTAAAATCTACATTTGAAGCACCACCTGTAAGTTTCTTGCCAGAGGCAAGTTTTAATTCTGTGCTCATAAATCTTGCAGTTTCTGCATTATTTACAGCAAAAATAATTGGATGGTTGGTTGTTCTTTTAAATTCTGTGTAGTTTGTGGAATCATTGTAAAATCTAAGAAGTGCAGTTCCGCCTACACCAAAATCCATTCTTGCTGCATTACCGCCATCTACTTGCACACTAGCTGTACCAGTTTGCTCACTTACCGCAAGTGCTGTTCCTGTATAACTTATACCCATAGGGTTTGCGCCTGCATAACCAATGCCCACTTGAGGTTTTGCACCTGTGCCGTCTGAGATTTCTATAATTTGATCTGTACCTAAAGTTTGTCCTTTACCAATTAAAAACTTATCCCCAGAATCTCTAAGACCTATGTAGTAATCCTGTGCATTTCCGTCAAAGATAATTTTGATATCTTCCTCATCTGCATCACCGATAATTACAGTCGGTGTTGTGCCGCCAATATGTAGTTGTGCTTGAGGGTTATTAGTGCCAATACCAACATTTTGAGAAGCATTAATTCGCATAGCTTCTGTAGTACCATTGGTTGAAACTACTACTTGACCGTCTACTGTGCCGAACACTTGTCCTTTTAGTGTTCCAGACGCTAGAAAATTAACACCTCCAATGTTGCCTGATGTCCTTGTAGAGTTGGCTTCTATTTGAGTAAAGGAAGCTGTGGTATTTCTTATATTTCCTTGAACATTTAATGTGCTTCCGTCATAGGTCAAATTTGTCTCGGCTTCTAAAGTATCTGCTGTGCCACTTCCTGTGATAATTCTATTATCAGCATTGTTATTTATAGTAGTTCCGCCACCGCCGATAGCTCCCCAAGCATTGTTTTGATAACCTTCAAATTCATTTGTTGTGGTGTTGTATCTAAACATTCCATTTACCGCAGAACCATTTCTTTGCGCTGTAGTGCCTGCTGGTACTTTGATTGAATCTGTACCTGATAATGTTAGATTTTGAAAAGTTGGACTTATTGAAGATGCTAAAGAAGCACTTAAAGTGCCACTAGCTAAATTTGTTAAAGTAACATTTCCAGTAAGATCACCACCTAATGTTATAACTGGTGACTTATTTATTGTGACCGCAGATGCTATATCTCCACCATCAATATTTAGTGAAACTGCTGTACCTGTTGCACTAAATATTGCGTCTATCGCATCTAAGTCAGCATTTATTGATACACCCCAAGTATCTTCAGCACCGCCTATTTCTGGTTTAGTAAGATTTAAATTGGTTGTTGTTGTATCTGACATATTATGCTACTTCTTGTTCGTCTAAATCTGTCCA